TGGTTCGATGGAGATGGGAGACTTGCTCAACCGTGTTCGCTATATGGTGGTCGGGTTGCAGTGCGAGATAATCTTTATAGACCATTTGTCAATTCTGGTGAGCGGTATGGACATAGCTGACGAGCGCAAAGCCATAGACCGTACCATGACGCTGCTGCGCCAGCTAACAGAGGAGACAGGCTGTGCTATCCACTTGGTCACTCACCTGCGCCGCTTAGGTTCTGACAGGTCACATGAAGCAGGTGTCGAGGTAAACTTGTCCCACCTTCGCGGAAGTCACGGTACGAGCCAGATCAGCGACACCGTTATAGGAGCGGAGCGCAACACTCAGGACGATGACCCTATAGAGGCGAACACTATCACCCTGCGAGTGCTCAAGTGCCGCTACACGGGCGATGTGGGGCTTGCAGGTAGGCTGTTTTACGATAAGACTACTGGTAGGTTACAGACTGCTAAGGAGGATTTTTGATGGGCAAGCGTAGTAATTTTGAGCGGAACCCTAGAGACTTCTACCCTACTCCTTATGAAGCTGTAGTTCCCTTGGTTCCTCACCTTCCTTCAGAGTATAGCTTCTACGAACCCTGCGCTGGTGATGGTCAGCTTATTACCCATCTGGGGAAACACGGTGGGCTTTGCAACCATGCTACTGATATCGAACCGCAGGGCATGGGGATAGGCACTCTTGACGTATTTGATACCAAATTTGTCCACTCTGATTATATTATTACCAATCCACCTTGGAGCAGAGAAATACTGCACCCTATGATTAAGCACCTGTCTAGTATCAAACCAACTTGGTTACTTTTCGATGCCGATTGGATGCACACTAAGCAAAGCACTCCTTACATGACACTGTGTAGTAAAATTGTAAGTGTGGGTAGGATCAAATGGTTTGGTAACATGACAGGTAAGGATAATTGTGCATGGTATTTGTTTGGTAAAGAAACCAGTAACACTAATTTTTACGGGAGAATCTAGAATGGCCTTGAAAAGTTTTGCAAAAGAGCGTAAGGTAAGACGTAGATCAAGGCTAAGACCTCTTAACCATCAGAAGAAGCTTGGCCCTAATAGTTGCCATAAGAATAATAAAAGAAAGCGAGGACAAGGTGGATAAACCACTAAGCAAGATGACCGTAGAGGAGCTACGGGCTGAGCGGGACACGCTCTGGGACAAAATCAACGCCGTGTTAGCTGGTGCTGCCGCAGGTGATGAAGGACATCTAAACCATAACCTAATGCTGGTAGCTGGTGAACTTCTGGACCGTGGGGAAGGGTGGTTGAAAACGCCATGAGAAGCTGTGCTATAGATATCGAAACCGATGGGCTTACCCCCACCAAAATCCACTGCCTAGTGGTGAAGCAGATGGAAGAGGGTGTTGCATCCCTAGGAACTACCCATGTATTCACAGAATCTCCCGGTGTACAGGAGTTTTTAGAGCGTTTCGACAGAGTGATAGCTCATAACGGCGTAGCGTTTGATTTCCCCGTCCTGCAAAAGCTGTGGGGGGTTGACGTAGGTGATTATAGGGAGCGCGACACTCTTATACTCTCTAGGATGACCAAGCCAGACCGCAAGGGTGGGCATAGCTTAAAGTCTTGGGGAGAACGCTTAGGGTTTGAGAAGATGGCATACGATGGCGGTTGGAATCGGTGCAGTAACGAGATGATAACGTACTGCACCAAGGATGCAGAGCTAACGGCAAAGCTGTATGACCATTTGTTTTCCGAATCGCACAAGTTTTCCTACGTTTCCATACAGGATGAACACGCTATGCAGAAGCTTGCTACTAAGGTGGAGCAGACGGGCTTTGGTTTCGACTTGGAACAAGCTTATAAGCTCTATGCCAAGCTTCTCAAGCGGCAGCGAGAGATAGTACAGGAAATGCAGGACGTATTTCCCCCTTCTATCGTACAGCTAAAGACTAAAACCAAGCTCGTCCCTTTCAACCCCGCTAGTCGCAAGCAGATAGGCGAGAGGCTAAAGCAGCGCGGTTGGAAGCCCAAGGAGTTTACCCCCACAGGTCAGCCGAAAGTAGATGAGAGTACCTTAGAGGGTTCTGACATACCAGAAGCCAAGGTTCTAGCTACCTACTTTATGCTACAGAAGCGCACAGGGTTGCTAGATTCTTGGATAAAAGCGTCTGACGGTGACAGAGTACGGTGTAACTTCCACACTCTTGGGGCCGTGACGCACCGCATGAGTTGCTCTAACCCAAATTTGCAGCAGATACCGTCCATGCGTAAACCGTATGGTGAGGAGTGCCGTAAACTTTGGGTAGCTGACCGTGGAAGGGTTCTACTGGACACTGATGCCAAGTCTCTGGAACTGCGAGTTCTAGCTCACTACATGAATGACCCTGACTTTACCAAGGATGTTCTGGAAGGGGATGTGCATAGCGAGAATCAACGTAGAGCAGGGTTGCCCACTAGGGATGCTGCAAAGACCTTCATCTACGCCCTCTGCTACGGCGCGGGTGATGCTAAACTAGGTACTGTGGTAAACGGTACTGCTAAAGACGGTAAGGAGCTTAGAGAGAGGTTCCTGTCCAACCTACCGGCCTTCACCAAGCTTCGCAAGGCTGTTACTCGAAAGGGCGAAACATCTGGGCATCTTAACGGCATAGACGGTAGAGTGTTGCACGTTAGACACCCACACGCTAGTCTTAATACTTTAATACAAGGCTCGTCTGCTGTACTAATGAAGAAATGGTTTATGAATGTAGCAGAAAGTCTTGAAAATATTAGAGAATACTACTCTGAAATAGTTGCTATGGTACACGATGAGTTGGTCATAGAAGTTGATGAAAAATGTGTTGACACTGTGACCGAATCTGTTAAACTAGGTATACAGCTTGTGAACGAAAACTATGATCTAAGATGTCCACTAGACTGTGATATTATAACTGGAAATAACTGGAGTGAGATACATTAGCATGAAAGCAAGAACTCAGTTTCAATATCTTGAGGGTAGTTTACAATACCCTTTCATCTTTGACCGCAAGGACAATTTCGACAACTATAGCGTAGCTGTGGTGTTGTCAGGCGATCAGCTTATCAAAGCCAAGAAGATTGGCTTGAAGGTGAAGGCTGACCCTGACAGGTTTGACGGTCTTCCCTATGTACAGCTTAGGTCTAACTACCAGCCTGAGTTGTTTAACGAGAACGGTGAGCCTTACGACGGGCCTACTATGATATCTAACGGCTCTCAGGGTGTTGTAAAGATCACCCAACGGCCTTACGATAACAAGTATGGCAAGGGTGTAAGCACCTTCTTCTCTGCTGTGAAGCTCACAGACGTTATCCCCTACGAGCCTGACGGGGAAAGCGGCAAACCTTCTGAATTTTAGCGGGTATGCCTCGTCGCGCTTACGGGCATTGGGATGTCAAGCACGTTGGCAGGTTTGACCCCGATGCCCACTTGGGCTTTGTTTACCAGATAACAAACAAGGTAAGCGGTAAGTCCTACATAGGGTGTAAACATCTGTGGAAGTTTAGCAAGGGGAAGCGTGTACGAGCAAGCGAGTGGCGCAAGTATTGTAGTAGCTCCAAGTATGTTCTGGAAGATGTTAAGAAATTAGGTAAACGTAAGTTCAAGTTTGAAGTACTTATGCTGTGCGATAACAAGCGCAACCTGTACTATAACGAAATGAAGTTGCAGGTAGAGCTTGGCGTACTGGAGAACGAGGACTACTACAACGCTAACATAGGCGGTATACGTTTCTACAGACCTGTTAAGAGCTATATGACCAAGGAGCTTAGGGATAAGTTCAAGGGAACGAACAACCCTGCCTATAGAGGTTCCTTCCTAGTCAGCTACTACGGCGGTTCTCAGGAATGGGTGCGAGACATTACTGTGAAAGATTGGTGCGATGAAAACGGGTTGAGTCACCAGAGAATTTCAGATCTTCGTAGAGGTAAGATAGGCAAGCATAAGGGGATAACAGCGGTGGAGTACAGTGATGAAAAAAATTGATACGCTAGTTGAGGACATATACGGTTTACTCAGTAACGGAACGTCCTCTCCAAACCAAGAATACCTGTTTGGCATGGCCTCGTCCATGATTGAAGGTGTGCGTAGGCAGCTATGGAGTAGCACCAGCGGTAGGAAACCTGCTCTCCGTATGTCCAACCTAGGCAAGCCGTGTAACCGCGCTCTCTGGTACGATATCAAGGGAGAGCATGAGCCTGAACCTTTACTTCCTCAGACCAAGCTCAAGTTTATGATTGGGGATGTTGTGGAAGCTGTTATCCTGTATCTAGCCAAGGAAGCTGGTCATAATGTGGAAGATCAGCAGAAGCAGATCGAAATAGACGGGATAAAAGGCCACATTGATGCCGTAATTGACGGTCAGTTGACCGATGTCAAGTCTAGTTCTAGCTACGGGATGAAGAAGTTTAAGAACGGTACGCTACCCGACGATGATTCGTTTGGTTACATCTCTCAGATCAGCGGGTATGCTAATGCTCTGGGTAAGGATAGCGGAACCTTCTTGGCCTTCGATAAGAGTAGTGGGGAACTGGCTACCTACACCCACTCAGAGCTTGAGGACACGCCTAAGCGCATCAAAGAGGTGCGGAAGGTACTGGAAGGGTCTGAACCCCCTGAGAGACCGTTTGAGGCGGTTCTGGACCGTGCTACTAAGCGCAATAAGTTGGGCATAAACTGCTCCTACTGCTCCCATAAAAAGGACTGCTGGAAGGCAGAGGATGTCAACTTAGAGTTCAAGAGCGGTAGACCAGTATGGTTCTTGGGTAAAAAGAAGGCTAAGGGTTCCAATGCCTCAACTTTCTGATGAAATGCTAGGAGATATCGCAGAGGCGCACTCCCCTGAAGCCATAGTAGAGATTCTGGACTTGGATAGTCTGGAACTCCTACTTGCCTTCAGGGAGCGTGTCCAAGAACAATTAATCAAATTTGAGGTGAGGCCCGTTGACTGCCATGAAATATAATTCCAGCGAAAACCCACAGTTCCGCTCCAAGTTCTCTGAAGATATTTTCAACCACAAGTATGCTCACGATGGGTGCGATACTTGGGCAGACCTAGCCAAGACGCTGGTCAGGGATGTTTGTGGTGACTTCATAGACAAGCCCCTTATGTCCAAGGACGATCAAGACCAGCTTATAGAGTACATCACAGACCTGAAGTTTATCCCCGGCGGTAGGTATCTCTACTACGCTGGCAGGACTAATAAGTTTTTTAACAATTGTTATCTACTCAAGGCAGAGGAAGATACCAGAGAGGATTGGGCTAATTTATCATGGAAAGTAGAAAGTTGCCTGATGACGGGCGGGGGGATCGGCGTGGACTATTCAGTATACCGTCACTCTGGTTCAAGGCTGAAGTCCACAGGTGGTATTGCCAGTGGGCCGGTTCCAAAGATGCAGATGATAAACGAGATAGGCCGCAGGGTGATGCAGGGGGGGAGCCGTAGGAGTGCTATCTACGCAAGCCTAAACTGGCAGCACCTAGATGCTGAAGAGTTACTTAACGCTAAGAACTGGTACGATATGCCAGTGGGTAGCACAGGTGTTAGCTTAGGTCAGGTTAAGGAGCAGGACTTTAACTTCCCCGCTCCTCTGGACATGACCAACGTGAGCCTAAACTACGATACAGATTGGCTTAATAATTACTGGGAGACAGGCAGTGTCGGGAATATTTTTCGCCAGAATGTTAAACAAGCTCTCTCCACCGCAGAGCCGGGATTTAGCTTTAATTTTTTTGATAAGGAGAACGAGACTCTACGCAATGCGTGTACTGAAGTCACTAGCGCAGACGATTCGGACGTTTGTAACTTGGGTTCGCTCAACCTTGGGCGTATAGAAGACATAGAGGAACTTAGCAACGTCTGTGAGCTTGCTACCAAGTTCCTCATATGCGGTACGTTAAAGGCTAAACTACCTTACGGCAAAGTGTCAGAGGTCAGGGAGAAGAACCGTAGACTAGGGCTAGGCTTGATGGGGGTACATGAGTGGCTCATCAAGAAAGGGTACAAGTATGAGGTTACTACTGAACTACACAGATGGCTCAGTGTCTACAGAGGAGTTAGCGATAGTACTAGCCGTGATTACTCTAGGGAGCTTTCTGTTAGTACTCCTGTGGCTAATAGAGCGATTGCCCCCACTGGCTCAATCGGTATCCTTGCTGGTACTAGCACTGGGGTTGAACCTATTTTTGCTGTGGCCTATCGTCGTAGGTATTTGAAGAGCAATAGCCGATGGCACTACCAGTATGTAGTGGACAGTGCAGCGCAGGAGATTATAGACCTGTACGGAACCAATCCTAACAAGATCGAATCTGCCTTGGACTTGGCAGAAGACTACAAGCGACGCATCAAGTTTCAGGCAGATGTGCAGGACTATGTGGATATGGCTATATCGTCTACCATTAACTTACCAGCATGGGGGTCAAAGCTGAACAATGAGGACACAGTGGAAGCATTTACCGATACTCTTGCTTCTTACGCTCACCGCTTGCGGGGTTTCACCGTGTATCCTGACGGGTGCAGAGGAGGACAACCTCTTAGCTCTGTGCCGTATAGTGAAGCTGTGACCAAGCTAGGGGAAGAGTTTGAAGAAGGTGTGGAGACGCACGATATTTGCAGCATTACTCAACGAGGTGGAACGTGCGGAGTGTAAACGAGTATCAGAGGGCTGTGAGCATCACTGAGAAGGCTGATGACCACCTATCGAACATTATTGAATCTCGTGATGCTAAGGCTATCATGCTTAGTGTGAAGGGCGGTGGTTGCGCTGGCTTTACCTACGAGTGGGATGTTATGGATAGCGTGGAGTGGGACGCTTACGATGCTATACCTCTGACCAACGGTTACTTGTGTATCAGCCCTTCGGCAACATTGTTTATAACTAACACCACCATAGACTATACTGAGGACATCAGCGGTTCCAGAATAGTTTTCAAGAACCCTAACGCCACTTCCCAGTGCGGTTGCGGGGAGAGTTTCGGAGTGTAGTATGGGTCTAAGTTTTATCAGGGAGATACGGTATATACACCAAGGACCGGCCAGTGGGGTTGGGTATCAGATTATTAACCCTCATGGTCATGTAGTACATGAAACTACAGATAAGGACGAGGCTGAGAGGTATCTTATGGAGTACGATCACGAGTCTATGAACGTCATTTTAAGGAAGAATGTCAAGGATTTACAGGAGCAGCTTCAAGAGTCATATAAGAAGCTGAAAGAAATGTCTGATAAGATAGAGAAGCTACGGCATAGGAATAACTTTACATAGCGTACAGTTTATGGTATAATAGGTGTATTACGGAAAGTGCCAATCTTGGGCTTTCTAAACTTCTTGCCGAAAGGGAGAATACAATATGCTTAGAAATACAGATTTAGATAACTTCTCTAAATATGCGGTTGGTTTTAATAGTTTCTTTGACAGTATAGAGGCTGTTTTAGGAAGCTCTGGTTTCACAGCCAACTACCCCCCTCACAACTTAGTAAGAGTAGGCGAGAATCGCTTTGCGGTTTCGATGGCTCTAGCTGGCTACTCAAAAGATGACCTCACCGTAGAGTGGAAGGACAGTCTCTTGGTTGTCACAGGAAGCCCCTCAGCCGATAAGGAAGAGAAGGGTACAATCCATCACGGGATTGCGAAACGGAAGTTTACAAAAACTTTTGCCTTGGGGGAATATGTAGAAGTCGATCATGTGACCTTTAAAGACGGGTTGCTCGTGATTGAGCTTAAACGTGTAGTTCCAGAAGAGGAACGCATGAAGGTTGTACCAATCAAATAGATGTAGGTGTTAGCGATGTGGGTGATAGCGGTGAAAACGGTATTGGCGTGTTTAGGCTAGTGGGTGCTTCCGCAGCTTCCGCTTGTGGGGTAACTAGTGAGGTAGGAGTAGAGTCACCAAAAGGACCATATGGAGAAGTTTGTGCACTTAGTGAAAGAGAATTAGGTGGAACATTTACAGTTGGAACTGCCTCTCCTCTGTTAGAAAAACCTTCTAAACCTTGTACTGCGTTGGTTACTGCTGAATCTCCAAACACAGACTGTGCTAGACTGCTGAATAATCCGTACTGGTTAGCAAATTTTCCAAACGGGCTTAGAACCAGACCTAAAGTGTCTCCTAGGAAAGCAGATAAGAAACCACTTAGACTAAAGCCCTGTGGACCGCCATCAGCAGAAGCTATGCTACTTACGTTACCACCATCTCCGACCATAAACCCCATAGGCGGTGTTGGACCTACTGCGCTACCCGTTCCTGTAGTACCCGGACTAGAGGGGCCTAGGCTTGCAGTAAATCCGAATGGCCCTCCTGATGAAACCCCTATTCCAGAACCCGGACCGGGACCACTTGCAGCAACTCCTCCCGGCCCTCCTGTTGCCCCTGTGCTACCCGGACCTCCTACACCACTAGTGTAATATTCTAGCAGTCCAGTAGCAGGGTTGGTAGTACCAGCACCGCCCAACTGTTCGAGCAATCCTGCCTCTGCTGCGCTAATATGAGCAACTTGGCCGCCTAGAGCAGCGTTGTCTTCGCCTCTACCTGCCTCTGCTAGTAGACCATACATCTATTTACCTTTCATCCCGCCACATCTTGGGCAAGATTGTTTGTTACCTTTATCAGCACCGCAGTAGAGACATCTCATTTCCTCAAGGCATCCCTGACATTAATAATCCTGCCGCCTGCTCTCTCCTGATCGCTGATTCCTGCTGTTCTTGCGCTGCCCTCTGTCGATAATATCTGATAGCAGCCTCTACATCTGCGTCCGGCTGGTCAGCTAGTTCTGCCAACATCTGAGATTCTCCACTACGAGCGGTGGGAATACCGAATGATGCTAAGGCTAAAGGCCATCCTGCTGCTGTAGTTGCTCCTCGCAGTGCCATGCGGGAAATGTCTCTACCTGAAGGAAATTGAACAGGTGGGGAAGCAGTTCTTGTAAGTCTAGGAGAATCTGAAAGTGGCCTGTCAACTTGCCGTGGCTGTGGTTTTCTTTCAGTGTCTGAAGACTCAGGTCTGTTTGTTCTTTCAACATCTTTAAGTCTAGGAGCAGTTCCCGGTATGGGAGTGCCAATAGGTAATCCTCGACGAGTTACCAAAGTTCTTCCCGTAATCTTTTCCTGCTCTAGTAAGTCATCTCTGACTTCATTTTGTAACACTGCCCAAGATTTAAAATTAGGATGGGGGTCTCTTTTATCAAAGGGAGATACATCTTTGGTTAATTCATACTTCAGTAATATACTGTCACGGGGTCGATCTGGGTGCCTTCCGGTGTGATCTGGCTTAACATTTGTCCATACGCCACTCTTTTTTGACAGAACTTCATTAACATCTTCGTACTCCTGTGAAAGACGTTCCCAGTACCGTCTTGATGCCTTCTCAGCATTCCCCCCTACCTTATCCGCAGCGTGTCGTGAGCCTTCAAAACCTCCGGGTACTCCGGGACCACCTCCAACAGTACTTCCCAGATATTGTACCATAAGTTTCTTAATCCTGCTCTGTAGTTTATAAAGATCGCCTATACTAGAACTCGATAAATCAACTCCTTTTAAAATACTCTGAAAAGGAAACTTAGGTATAGCAACAGATGCCGCACCTTGCAAAAACTTTCTGCGAGTCACCTCTCCTAACCCTAAAGCACTGAGCAGACCGTACTCCGCATTGTCAGGTACGGGTAGTAAACCAGACTGAGGCTGCTGAGATTCAGATTCTGATAGAAGACCGGGCTGCGCCATTTTATTCACATAGCTCCTCGTAGACAGCGTTGTACTCGTCTGCCCACTCTAAAGTCTCGTCGCTCATCCTTACTGGGAAGTGGGTGTCCACGTTCTCGTCCTCGTAGAAGAAAGGTCCGGGGAGAGATACGCAAGGCACGTACTTAATCGTCCCTCTTGGCACCAAGGTATTTTGCAATACGCCTGTACTTAGACCGCAGCCGCTTACTATCAATATTGTTCCTAGCAACGCGAGCTTTTTCAATGGTGTTTGCAACATCGACCAAACCTTTGTTCACTGCTGCCGATTCGCCAGCCTTTATCAGTTGCCTACGCATGGCCCACTCTGATAAATGACCGACCAATCGGAGCATCACTTTTATTAAGCCTAGGATATGCACCTTGGTTAAGCGTCTAGGTTTTTATTCTTACCAACATTGCCAGCAACTATGTTAAGCACCCATAGTACTTTGCCGATAACCATATCGTCTTTACGGGTTGGGGTCAAAGCGGTAATCGCTGTGGCCGCTGTGACCAAAGTTGTTACAGCCGTGAGCCAAGCTGGGATGTCTCCAAACCAAGTCATTACGTGAGTAACAATACCTACAGTTTCAGTTTCCATAATTTAGTCCTCTCTATAATTTCAAAGATTGTACCACAACTGCCACAACACCAGCAGTCATTGTACCTATAACCAACCATGCTAGACGTTCCCACCTATGGGAATGTATTCCTAGCTGTTCTCTGATTAGCTTCATCTCTGCATGAGCATCTCCCCAACGTAATCCGCATTCCTTCTCGTGCCTAGCTATGGCGTGTAACGCATCTAACGCTGCTTTCATTGCTTCATCTTTAGGCGGTAGTGTGTCGGACAGTTCTTCGGTTAAGTTCAGGTTCCTACTGTCCATCCTTACTACCTTTAATCTTATTTGTCAAAGCCTGCTCAATTACAGGTAACAGCCGTATACCACAGAACCCTATGATAAACGCTATAGCTGGTCCCCAAGTTATGTCCAGTTCCCAGTGTTTCATAACAGGTGGTATGAAGAACTCTGCCGCAGCCCAACCTACAAGTATGGCTAGTATTAAGTCACGCCAACTAATAGCTTTCCGCACAGCCCAGTTAGCCAGACCGCCTACCCCAGACGCTGCGATGCAGCAGAACTTAGCACCTATTGTTAAGATCAACCACTCCACTGTAACCCTACTCCTTCTACACTAGGCTCTATTACAGGAGAGAGCCGTAATATTTATCAGCCCACTCTGTACCTATTTCTATTCTTTTCTTATCTTCTAGCTCCGGGTTTTCGGGACGCTCAAACCGTTCTCTAAACTTCCTAACACCTTCTCTCCAACCGCCTTTAAACGAGTCTCTAATCTCCCTACCAGACTTCACGCCTATCGTATCGATGGCACTGTCTCTATCACCCTTCCACTTGGTAGGTTCTACAAACCCCCTAGCCTTGTTACCGTATATTAAATCGCTCGTATACATGACCTGCGATTCAGCATCATCTTTCCTATCGTTAAACTTTAGCCATTCCTTATACGGTACTTTTATACTGCTGTGTAAGAACTGGAACAAACCTTCTGCCCCTGACTTACGGTTTACAGCGTGTGGGTTGTAGCTACTCTCTCTACCTATGTTTGCAAGAATGGCTATATGAGCGTTAGCGGGGAAGTGCTTGTGTACATAATTCTCGACTTCTTCCTTGCCTTCCTGACCTCTGAACTTACCCCTTACTCTACCTATTAGAGATTCCATTTCACGTTGTCCAGAGCGCAACGCATCTTCACCCTTACCCAGTAATCCCTCAAAGGACGGTAGGGCAGACATCTGCATTAGCTGTTGGGCATCGGTGTCATACGCTGGTGATTCTGGTGGGTTATCAAAGCCTAACAAATCGTGAAGCTTCCTACCTGATGCGTAAAGATTATCAGGGGGAAGTACCCTTCTTCTCTCTGTTGGGTCATGTAAAAACCCCATAGCGTTGTTAGGATCAACTGCCATCAGTAGTACTCCAAGTAGTAGTATTATAAGCGGGGAGAGACATTTCTAGCTATATCTCTACCTTCCTGTAGTGAAGACGTTACATCAATATTCTCTCTATTGGCCGCTATCTGTTGCACCATGTTTACAATGCTTTCACCCAATGCTGCAAATTGATTAGAAGGATCGTCTGTAGGAGTCGGGTTTTCGCTGGCTTGTATAATTGGGTCAGCTTGCCTCTCCTCGTTTACAGGTACTGGGTCAGGCTCACTTTCCATTGGTATGGTACTGTTCGCTTCCGCTATCCACTCTGTTACACCCCAAGCGTACAAACCCTTGGAACCTATAAGGCTGGCGTTTGCACTGTTTATGCTCTTCCTCCATACGTCTCTAACAGTTGGTTCCATCTTGCTCAAAGCTTCTTCAACGGTTTTCGTACCACCTCTAGGCGTTGTAACTCCTTTAGGTGGACTACCGTCAGCAGCATAGCCCATCCGTTTGGCTAACTCCAGCCATGCTTTACCGCCCGGAGCAAAGGAAGCTGTGGCAAACATGGTTGTAACTGGCCTAGCCGCAGCCCAAGCAGAGCCGCCAGAAACCATGTTAATAGCTCCCTGCAACCCTCGTATGGGAAGACCTGCTGCTGAGATAGTACCAGCAGCCATGTCTATGTTGTGCGCTCCCCGTATGACCAAGGCATAGTCGGTCAACGCTTGCGTATTTTTAGCTCCTAGAAGCGTATCTAGGGCAGCTTTGTTAGTCTGGTTTGCTTTTATAATATCGTTAGACCACTGTAACAGGGCTGTACTAGCTGCTTCAGGCTTCAGCCCTGTGGCTTCTATGCTACGCTTCCATATGACATCGTACATGGCTGCGTTGACCACTTCTGATATCTCCGCCTCTGTCTTAGCGTCTACCTGCTTACCCCAATCTTTATACTGCTTAATCTTAGTTGCCAGCGATGGTAAACCCCCGCCTGACAAGCTTCTACCTACCGTAGACATCTCCTTGAACAGAGCGTTTACCTCTGCATAGCCGGGAGAAGTCATTAGCCTAGCTATGCCCTTCTTATCCCCAGACGCTATTTCTCGCAGAGTCTTTTTATAAAGCTCCATACCCGGCAACCCTACGATCTTACCAGAGGCGTTTTTCCAAGCAGCAGTAGTTTCCACGTTCGATATATCGTCAAGATGTTTTAAAGCCCTAGCAGCGTTTGCCCGTATCTGCCCTACATCTGTAGCGTTTATGATTGCTTCCCGTGTAAGACCGTACCTATCGCGGTTCCACCTCAAGTACTGTTGACCAACTGTGCCAAATAATTCGTCAACGGTTAAGGCGGGTGAAGATAGAGAATCATCCGTTGCT